ATCTTCCGGACTTCTTGATAATCGGAGTTGCGAGATGCGGAACGTCTTCTCTTTTTGTGAATCTTGCAGAGCATCCGGAGATTCAACGTCCGCTCGGAACTGGATTAAAAAACAAAGAGTTGAATTTCTTTGTCTGGAATAGACGATGGAAGAAAGGAGTCGGATGGTATTCCACCTTATTTCCTTTCAGGAAGGACGGATGTTTGATATTCGAAGCGTCCGCTTATTCCGCATATTATCCGCATAGAGTGAAGTCAATCCTTCCGAACGTGAAAGCGATTCTATTATTGAGAGATCCTACTATAAGAGCATGGAGATATTTCTGGATCAGATATCACAAGGAATATAAAACACAGTCTCTTGATGAGTTGACAAGCGCGACTCATCCAGCGATCACGCGCGGAATTTATATCAATATTATTAAAAACTGGCATAAACATTTCCCAAAAGAAAACCTCCTGATCCTGAAAAGCGAGGAGTGGTTCTCATCCCCGACGAGGATCTTAAAACAAGTATATGAATTTTTAAAGATAGAAGAGATCTATCCGGACAAGCTCCTGCGCGCGGATCCTTGGATCGAATTGAAAAAGAAACATGGATATCCGGAGATTCCTCCGCACATTAAAAAATGGCTGGATGACTTCTATCGTCCATACAACAATCAACTCTCTGAATATCTCGGACGCAATTTCGGCTGGGAGAAGTCGTCATGATAATAGGATACACAACTGGCGTTTTCGATCTGTTCCATATCGGACACTTGAATCTTTTGAAGAACGCAAGGAGTCAATGCGATGAGCTGATCGTCGGAGTGTCAACAGATAAGCTCGTCTTTTCATATAAACATAGACATCCGATCATTCCAGACTATCAGAGAGTAAAAATTGTTCGCGCGCTGAAATGCGTCGACGCTGCTTTCCTTATAGATTCGAGAGATAAATTCGAAGGATGGAAGAGATTCACGTTTGACATAATATTCGTCGGAGACGACTGGAAAGGGAAAGCTGTCTGGATAGCCTGGGAGAAGAAGCTTTCAAACGTCGGAGCGAAAGTCGTTTATCTTCCATATACGCTGGAACAGTCGACGACGAAGATAATCGAAAGAATCATTTAGAGCCACCCGCCTTGACAAATCGATCTTAATCCATAAGCTTTATAATGTACTGACTTTTTATTAAGAGGAGATAAAATGGCTTATGGATGGATCGCAACCGTCGCGGAAGCGGACACGTACTTCCTCAAAGAGCGTCTCCGGACTTCCGCATGGGACGTTCTCACAAACGCGGAGAAAGAAAAGGATCTCTATCATTCATACAACAGGATCCTTCATGATGATCGTTTAAACATTCCCTCCTCTCCGACTGCTGCGCAGCTCATCAAACTAAAACTCGGACAGCTTGAATATGGATATTATCTCGCTCAACATCTAAACGATGAGGATCGTCGCATGGGTCTTCAAGCTCAACATGTCCAGCGAGCAGGGATTATCGAGGAGACATACGACAAGGATCGACTCGATGATCTTCCAGTTCCTCAATTCGTAGTGGCTATTCTGGACGAATTCGTGAAAGCAGTCGTCTTCGCTGCAATGGACATCGATCGTGACGAGGAGGAAAGCGTCAACGAGGATGTCACTGATTTATAAAAAACGTCCTCAGATCGATTCTAAGCGACGATCTTTCAGGACATGGACACTATGACGGAACGACTCGGCTTGATTCCACTCAGTAAACGAGTGGACGAAATATCCAGATATTACGAAAGACTGGAGAACAGTATTGTCCGGATCCTGCTTTCTGTCCAAATTGGAAGCTCACAAGCAGTAAAAACAGCAGCAGCAAGCAAGAAAATCGATCGTCTCCTTTTAGAAGCAAACGTCTACTCTCGGAATTTCGCGAGGAAGACTATTCCAGAAGCTTACGAAGAGAGCTCGCGGAAAGCTCTGACTTCCTTAAAAGTTTTAGAAGCAGAACAGGATCCGCGATTTAATCAAAAGACTCACAAGAAAACTCAACAGGAATTCGAAAGAGAGATGATCGGATTCTATGTCGAAGCGAATCAATCCATCAAAAAGAATTCGAAGATCTATCTTCATCTTGTCGCGAGAGCGTCAAAGAAATTGTCCTCAACTCAGTTTTTCGATTTCGAAGAATCAATGCTTGAAATTGGAGCGATGATCGACATCGCATATGAGCAGCATAAAGGATTCCGATATGCAGAAAAATTGATCCGGAACTATCTTGAAGGATATGTCGGGGAAGGAGATCTCATCGAGATTAATGGACGACGTTATAATATCCGGAAGTATTCACGACTCGTCGCTCGGACAGAACTCCGGAGAGTGCAGACTCAAGCAACAAAGAACTATTGCAATGAATACGAGAACGATCTCGTCCAGTGGTCAAAACACGCGAATCCATGCGAGATCTGCGCTGTTCTGGAAGGAGGGATTTTCTCGCTTTCCGGAAAACATCCGGATTATCCTCCGCTTCAGGAGGAACCGCCACTTCATCCTCAATGCGAACATAACATCAATCCGACATCGGAATCAGCAATAAAATTTAGGGAGGTCTACGGATGATAGAAGCATACTGCGTTGACGATATGACGATCCTTCGATTCGCAGGAGAAGACGCTTATCGAGAAGAGCTTCCGCGAACAGAGATCGCAGTAAAAGGATATTTCAAACGGAAGACGAAGATGTTTCGAAATATTCATGGAGACGAGATCCTCGCGACTGGATTCTTTTGGATCATATATTCTTCAGCTTTAACAGAAAGAGATCGGATCAAGTTTAATTCAATAGAATATGAAATCGTCGTCATTGAGGATCGGAAGGATCTTTCTCCAGTCGCTATTAAATTCTGGGTGCGATAAATGGCTCGTCCTCAAAGCAAAGCATCAATGACTTTCGACTGGACGAAATTCGATCAGGGAATGATCCGCGCTGGAAATCGGATCGAGTTCGGAACAGATGACGGATTGAGAGAAGCGATCCAGGAATTGAAGAACGATGCGGACAACAAGCAGCCGAGGACTCCTCATCTTCATGGAGATCTGCGCGGAGAATATACAATCTCAAGAGTCAAGCTCACGAAAGGAAGGATATCATCGATCACGCTTACTTTTGAGATGCCTTACGCGGAGAGATGGCATGAAGCAGTCGGACTTAGTATAAACTGGTCGGAGACTGGAGTCGGAGCGAAATATCTCGAAGCGAAGATGGCTCGTTATAGAAAAAAATATAATGCGATTATTGCGAGTGGAATAAATAAAAGGCTATGAGCGAATTTCTTTATATTGACGAGAGCCATTTTGTGAGGTATATTTCGAAAGACATGACAGCCAGTATATTGAGGAATGTATAAATGCTTCCAGAGATAGCTCTCTTCGTCCAGTCGAAAACGTCTTTCGTCATTGGAACAGATCTCTTCTATGGATTCCGAAGATCGAGCGATCCGGATCGTTGTCAAGTGATCCAGGAAGCAACAGGATCTCCGCTCGAAGCTCAACTCAAAGACAGAGTCGATAAGACAATCCAGATCGTCTCGCGAGCGAAGAAATACGGAGAAGCACGATCGGATTCCTGGGAGATCTTCCGCGCAATTCATGGCACTTTCGGCTGGACTCTCTCCGGATATGAAGTCGGAGTTGAATATCTATGTGAAGTTATCGAAGCAAATGCGGATCCTCAATATATCGGAAAGGATGAGAAAGGACGATTTGAATTCGTCACGAATTATATTTTTAAGATTCAAAATAAATAGCATAGGAGGCTAAAAATGGGTGCAAGTCCTATTAGAGATTTAGGTCCCTGTTGCGTCGTCTGGGATCCGGATGGAACGAATGTCGAACTCTCTCCGATGTTCGGAGACGTTTACTTCCGTTCGGAGGATCAGTCGGAACCGATCCATGAAGACGGAAAAGGGATAACTGAGATTGATTCTGTGATGGTCGGAAGGATCACAGAGCTTCAGATTCCGATGACTCGCTCTGATCTCGATCAGTTGAATAAAGTTATCGGAGGATCTGTCAAAGTCGGAACAGTTTTGACAATTTCGAATCGAGTCGGAATGGCGGTTGCTCAGTACGCAAAAGAGATCATTCTCAAACCGATGGAAGACGATATCTGCACGTCCACAAAGTCAGAGTGGCTCCGGATCCTCAAATGTTATCCGATGCACGCGTTCGAGATTCCTTATAATCTCTCAACGCAGAGAATCTTCAATGTCGTTTTCAAAGTGTATCCGCTTGACTCGGATGGACAGAGCGGAGAGATTTGGAAAATGGGAGCCGTTTAATAAATGACTCTGACTTATGATCTTGATGGACAGGACGAGATAATCGAGCCTTTTGTTATTAAGATCAACGAAATTGAACTCACGATCAAAGATCTTCCTGTCAAGGAATATGATCGGATAACTGCTCTTCCTGATCTTGCAGAGCAGCTCGCAGAATTCGCAGGAGTCGAGAGATCTGTGATTGAAAATGTCTCGATTCGAAAAGTGACAGCCGCGCTGAAGATCATCTCTCAAGAGATTAGAGCTCCACTTGAAAAGGAATACTACCCAAAAAATTCACGCGCGTCCGAATTGAAAAAATCGACATAATTCTCCGCGCATATTCGGGCGCATTTTCCTACTCTGAAGCGAAGAAGCTGAAAGCAAGAGAGCTCGGATTTTGGCACAGAAAAGCTCTGCGCGTTGAGCTTTTAAAGGAAAGAAAGAATGTGACTCAATTCCGGATTGCACAGACAACGTCTCAGTATTACATGAGCTGGCTTCGAGGACTCGATATGCAGCTACAAATCTTCCAGCGAAGCTCACGAAAAGAAGTCAAGCAAACATGGGCAGACATGAAAGAACAAGGAAGCAGTCTCGGAAAAAAGGATAACTAGGGAGATGAAAGATGGCGTTTGACGCAGGGACAGTAAAGGGACAACTCTCTTTCGATCACTCTTCTTTCACTAAAGCGACGAAGTCTATCAAAAAAGATCAAGTCGCAATCACGAAGACAACGAAAACTGCCGGCACAGCTTTTAAGGGCATGTGGAAGCAAGTCGCAGCAGGAGTCGGAGTCACAGCTCTTGTCACTTCCGGAATCCGCATGATCGGAGATCAGCTCAAAGACACGATCCGGAAAGGAAGAGAATTCGAGGACGCATGGTCAAGCGTCAACACAATGATCTCGGACACTTCCATCAACACAGTAGATCTGCGCGATGAGCTCATCAATCTTTCTCCGACGTTAGGATCCACAACAGATCTCGCAAAAGGAATGTATCAAGTCCTTTCCGCATCAGTCGAACCGGCTGCAGCGATTGAATTTTTAGGAGAAGCTGCGAAGTCCGCGAAAGCTGGAGTGACGGACGTTGCGACTTCAGTCGACGCTCTAACGACTGTCATCAATGCTTATGGAATGGAAGCGTCGGACGTGACAAAAGTTTCCGACGTGATGTTTCAGACAGTCAAACGCGGGAAGCTGACATATGGAGAGCTCGCGACATCGCTCGGAACAGTCGTTCCTATAGCTGCGAATTTAGGAGTCAATTTCACGGATATCGCTGCGTCGATGTCAACGATGACGCGTCAAGGAATCGACGCGAGCACAGCAACGATGCAGTTGAGACAAGTCCTCATGTCGATCCTGACTCCTTCGGAATCCGCGAAAATTCTCGCAAAAGATCTCGGAATCGAACTCGGGGCAAACGCGCTGAAGACAAAAGGACTCGTCGGCTGGCTGAAGGAACTTAGAGAAAAGACCGGAGGATCTGCGGACGCAATGGGGAAACTTGTTCCGAACGCGCGCGCTTTAACTGGAGTCATGGCTCTCGCTGGAGAACGGATCGGAGAGATGCTCGGGGATCAGAAGCTCATGAACGCAGCGTTTGTCGTAGGAGGACAGACAACGGAAGCGTTTACGAAGAAGATGCAGGATGCGACATTCTGGATGGACGCAGGAAAGGAAGCGACTAACAAATTTAAGACTGCCTTTTATCTCGGATTCGTTGAACCGTTCAAGCAAGGAATAACAAACGCGGACGAGCTGGACAAAGTCACAGCAGACTTAACGAAGACGTTCGGTGATTTGGGAGAATCTCTCGGAACTCTTGCGAAGATGTCTATTCCTATCCTTGGAAAACAGCTCGAAATTTGGACAGGACATCTTAACAATATTTTCCTCGTCGCTGAAGCTGTCATTCATAAAGTAAAAGGAGGAACGAAAGCAGTCGAGGATCAAACAAAAGCGATCACAAAAGCGACATGGAAGGATTTCATAAGTGACACTTTAGTTTGCGCGAAAGCACAATTTGAAGTGACTGGATCCATCGGGAGCGTGAACGCTGCGCTGGACAAAGAAAAGGGAGCTTTAGACGCAGGATCTTCCGCATGGGAGAAGCTTCAGGCAAGGATCAGTGAAACAAAAGTTGAATTGACAGCATATGAGAAATTCGTTAAAGATCAAGCGATCCTTACGATCGCGGAGAAGTCAGCAAAAGTCACAGAGCTCGAAGGATTCCTGGAGACTCTTCATCAAGAATATAAGGATGGAAAGTGGGCTTATCAGGAATATATAAAAGTCGTCGAGCAGACGAAAACGGAGATCGCAGAGCTTTCGACTGTTGTCGTAAACACAGCGATTCCAGCAGCGCGCGATCTTTCCGGAGCTCTTGCCGATGCGCCGGGAGAAGTGTCGAAGAATACTCAGGAAGCGATCATTGAAGTCGGAAAGTCCGCAAGCAGCATGACTGAGATCTTCGGACAAGTCTCCGAGCGCATCCGCGATAAATGGACAACGGAACTTGGATCAATGCTCGCTGGAGCGACTTCT